AACCGACACGACGAAGCATTGCGCCAAATTGATCTGAGAAAAGAAGATAAACAAAAAGCCGATTCTCACTATCAATTCAGCTACAAAGGTCATAAAATAGACCCTTATCGCATCTTTAGAATTTATAATATCGTAGCACCAGAGCAACAACACGCTATCAAGAAATTACTTCGAGCCGGTAAATCAGTCAAGACACTTGACCAAGATATTGATGAGGTTATTCTTACGCTACAGCGCTGGAAAGAGATTTTAAAAGAAGATGTTAAACTGAACTGACCATGATTACATGGTCTGATTTGACACTACCGCCCATAAACTTATGGAATTTACCAAGACAAATTAAGATGGCTACAGAAGAAGGAAATACCGACCTTGCAACGCAACATGAAGAAATGATGCGTGACAAGGCAATAACTATTATAAGATCAAAAGCATCGGCTATTGATACCAGCAACCCTACAGGCTTATGCTGGACGTGTGGTGACTATGTTGGTCATGCACGGAGATGGTGTGATGCAGATTGTCGGGATAACGTAAATGAAACCTAAACTAAAAAAGGTAGGACGGTTTTGGGTATGTTATACCGAGTGGGAAGATAGCGTAACTTGTACAGGCAAATCACCAGAACAAGCGTATCATCGGTGGTTAACCAAGAATCAATTGAAATTAGAAGAAAGCCGCTGAGTAAGCGGCTTTTTAATTATGGCGTTAAAAACAATTCGGCTTCAGCATTACGTCGTCGTGTAAGACCAGCAAGCGGTTTACCACCTGCTTTGTTCCAGCGCAAAAACTGTTTTGCAATTTCAGATTTAGGATCACCAGCTTTGAGCATTTTAACAAGTGTTGAACTGGCTAAATTACCTGCTCCAATATTGTAAGTAAGCGATACCAGTGCATCGAATTCATTTTGAGTTAAATCAACCTTGATTGCATTTACTGCGTGTTCATATGACGCTAATGTTTTAGATAATAGTAGTAACGCGGCTTCTTCATTTGCCAAAGTCTGACCTTGTTTAACTGCGCTCCCATCAGAATATCGCGTTGAGCCAATACCAATAGTCCATACACCAGCAGGGCATTTATAAGCAGTCAGTTTACAACCTTCAAATTCTTTAATTAAACGTAAACCTTTATTGCCAATATTCATTTTCGTGATCTCATAGAAAGTACCGTAATTAATTTTTGTGTTAAGCGTATCATGTCGTTATCGAGCAGGCGTATTTGGTCGATTAATTCAATCAGCGCGTCAGTGGTTTCAGTAAGGATTGGCTTAACAATCGTTGTTACCCATATCCACACAAAATAGACAATATACCCCATGCTACTCGATGCAATAATAGGGAATCCATACTGGTTGATATATTTAGCTAATGCGTCAACATCCATTAATCAATTCTCTTTTCTTGGGGATTATTAAAACGTGCCACCTTCTCTTTCTCAATTGGCATATCAAGCGTTTCTGTCATCAATACATCTATTTTTACAATATCTTCTGACATAGCCGTGACACGTTTATCAAGTTGCTTGATGATACCAATAAGGCTTTTAATCTTTTCAAGTACGCTATCAAGCAAAAATTTAATCGTCAGAAATACAAAGTACATTCCCACGCAAGCAGCGGCAATGGGGAAACCAACATCCGTTGCGAACTGTAGGAATTCCATTACCGGCTACCTAGCCACCAAGATAGGAACGAAAATACTGCGCCCACTGTGAAAACAATTCCACCGAGAAATCCCTTGTAACGAGTCTGGTCGCTTTTCATTTCTTCAAGAGTGGCAATTATGGCATCGAGCTTTTTACCACGATCTTCAAATATTTCTTCAAGATTTTCAATTCGTTGCTCTACTTTAGCAAGGCGGCAGGCTTCATCAGGCATTTTATCCCCCTAGAGCCGTATCAATCGACGCTTGCGAAATTGAACCACTGTCAACAAGAAGTTGAAGCCAAGGCTGTGCATCAGCAACCAATAAAGGCATAGAAAACTCAACCTTCACCGTAGTGATTTCATCCGTCTTGTTGTTGTCCCATTTGATCTTTTCAGCAAGCGTTAAGGCATTGCGGATTTCATCGAGTGAGATTCTGCGTGGAGGTAATTCAATTTCTGGTTGTGGTTGTGGGATAAATTCACCATTAATGTAATCGTCACCAATACCGGCATCATCAGATTTAACTAATTCCCAATCAGGAAATAAACCTAAATCTTCTTCTTTAACAATAATGACGTTAATTACTTTTCCGTTTTCAATATGTGCGTATCTCATCTTCTTACTCCACCCACGCTAATAAACAATATCCGCTGCCACCTGCTCCGCCTGCCCCACCGCCTCCACGACCACCACCGCCACTACCAGAATTAGCAAGAGCAGCACCAGCACCAGATCCGCCACCAGTGCCACCAGCACCATTAATGTCACCGCCGCCACCACCACCGCCGCCTAATCCAAATATGCCGGTAGCCCCTTTTCCTCCTGTTCGTACCCCTAAGCCTGCTCCTGAATTGTACATGACCATGCCGCCAGCACCACCACCTGTATTTGAAATAGTTGAAACCCCGCCAGCACCGCCATTACCAGGGCCAGAAGGACCGCCAGCACCGCCACCACCTCCACCAGTACCACCAGAAGCACCAGTGGTAGTAGCACCAGCACCCCCGCCGCCACCAGTCAATGTTATAGATGCTCCACCTGTAATAGTTGTATTTCCACCAGCACTACCACTAGCACCTCCAGCTTGAGCACCACCAGCACCTCCAGCAGCCAACGTAATAGTCAAATTACCAGTAACAGTAATTAATTTGCTTATTGCAACACCACCGCCACCGCCACCACTACATCCACCTGCTCCCGAAGCACCGCCACCACCACCGCCGCCACCAACAGCCAAAACATAAACCGTTTGTGTTGTAGCAGGTTTAGTCCATGTGCCAGACGATAGGAATTCTTGGGTTTTAAGTGTTCCGCCACCTGCGCCAAGCAAAGTATCTATTGATAAAGTCATATTTATTTACCTTATTATTTAAAGAACAATTACCCAACCTTGCGTTGCACCGGAGTACACCAAGGTTACGTTTCTATAATTTACGTTTAATATTAGAGTTTGCACTGAACCCATTAAATTTAAACCATTTGAGTTAATCGTTAGATTTTTAGTTGCAAATGTACCTTTGTAATCTGCAATATTTATAGTATCACTAAGCACCGCTGATGCAGGTAAAGTAATAGTAAATGCGCTTGATGTTGTATCAGCAAGGATATTATCCCCAGCAACAGCAGGATTATAAGTTGTGGTTTTGATTGTCCAATTTAAAAACTTTTGACCAGCCGCAAACGTAATTGCACCTGTCATCGTACCGCCAGACAGTGCTAAGTATCCAGCCGCAGGAATATATGCCGCTGCCCATGCACTACCGCTATAAACACGCATTTCACTACTTGTTGTATTCCAATAGAGCGCACCGGTAAGTAGCGCATTACCATCGTTATCTACCGTTGGATTACTTGATTTTGCACCTAAATAACGATCATCAAATGAGTCATAACTTGCGGCTGCGGCTGTTGCACTACTCGCAGCATTGGTAGCTGAGGTAGATGCGTTAGATGCCTGTGTAGTTGCCGTTGAAGCAGAAGCCGATGCGTTAGTTGCTTGTGTTGTCGCAATACCCGCTTGTGTTGTTGCAGTTGATGCACTACCCGATGCCGCTGTGGCACTATTTGCCGCATTGGTAGCTGAGGTGGATGCATTAGATGCTTGCGTACTAGCAGTTGATGCTGAAGTTGATGCGTTAGATGCCGATGTCGCAGCGTTAGTAGCAGAAGTTGATGCTTCACTTGCTTTAGTTGTTGCAGTTGACGCACTATTAGCCGCATTAGTTGCCTGTGTGCTTGCTGTTGATGCTGAAGTTGATGCGTTAGTTGCTTGCGTAGTTGCAATACCTGCCTGTGTTGTGGCAATACCCGCTTGTGTTGTCGCAGTTGTTGCAGATGTTGATGCGTTAGATGCCTGTGTTGTTGCAATACCAGCTTGTGTGGTGGCAAGAGCAACTTGAGCCGCGCCATTAGTAGTTGCTAAACCAGCTTGTGTTGTTGCAATACCAGCTTGTGTTGTTGCTGTTGAAGCACTACCTGCCGCATTAGTGGCAGATGTAGATGCGTTAGATGCCGACGTGCTTGCTGCCGATGCGCTACTTGCAGCATTAGTTGCACTAGTAGATGCGTTACTCGCTTGAGTAGATGCCGTTGATGCGCTTGCCGCTGCGGCTGTTGCCGATACCCCTGCATCGTGAGCGTAAATAGCTGAGTTTGGCGTTAAGTGAAAGAAACCTGTTGACGTACTGTAGCGAACCTCAATTATCCCTCCAGCGCTAATATCCCCTGCTTGAATTGCTTCACTATCGGTAAGTCTAATGGACTTTGCGCCAAGACTATTTAAATTGATAGTGGCACTGCCCGTATTGTCATTAAGAGGTCTGAATACGACTTGTAGACCATCGGTGTAACTTGTTATGGAACTGTCTAGTGCTACCACATAGGCATTCGCTGTACCGGTGTCTACAGCGAAATTGACTGTACCACGTTGAAGTTTCCTC